AATTTATAGGCATGTCCTTTCATATAATTTAGAGTATACTTGTCTTCTTTGTTTTAGTATAGGGCTATTCGTTCCAATTATATAGGACAAAAGTAACCAATTGAAATTGGGTAGATAAGTAAGTGATATTAACAATTAACAAAACTTAACCGGGAAGTTTCCTTGCCGGTCCCCGGTTGAGGCAAAAATACATAGGTCTCAATTTTTGGCCCATAAGCATAAACATAGACGGGCGTCATTTTTTTACCCCTACACGCCAGGCAACAGAAAACCTCTACCCGAGAGGATAGAGGCTTCCCCCAACCTGACTTTATGCCGGCTCAGGTACAGGAGCGGCGTCTTGCTTATTAGCTTCCTCCTGGAGCATTCTCGCAATGCGCTCTGCCAGTTCAGGATTCATCACATACTGCGAGTAATCCTGATCACACCAAATGCGAGCTGCGATTCCACGGGCCGTCTCAATGTCCATCAATCTCACCTCCTTTCACGAAGGAATCGACACCCTTCGGGGACTGTTCACCCAGGACTGTGCTTTGCCATTTGCGAATAAGCCTATCCACATGCACGTTGACTTTATCATTCCAGTCAATGACATTGGGACTAGCAAAGACATCCGCATCCTCTGGTATCTTACGGACATACGTTAGCATTGTATCCAACTCACGCATAGTGGCCCAATTAGTAGTCCCTGAAGCCCATTCAATGATGCATGCACGCTCAAGATCCCTACAGTCGTGGTTACTATAGATTTGGATCACCGCGAACTCAGTCAGTGTAATTAGGAATTGGATGGTCGCGACATGTTTCTCGCCGAGGCCATAAAAAGGGTTGTGGTCGTGATGTAGTGTTGCCCAATACTCATCGCAGAGCTTCTCAAAACTCAGTACGACCGTTATCATAGTACCCTCGGCCTTCTCAAGCTGACGCCCAGCCTATGTAACTCGTTATGAAGTACAGGTTGGGAGATGCCGGTCTCTTGAAGGATACTCCAAAGAGGAGCTCCGGCTTCATACAACTTGACTGCGGCCTCTAACTGCTTGGACCGTCCTGGAGCATTTACTGCTGCTCTCGTTTTGATATCATGGGCTGCGAGCACCCGATAGAGCGTAGCATAGGTAATACTAAAAACATGTAGTATCTCTCCTGCAGGCACGCCATCGGTATACGTTTGAATGATGGCGTCCTCATCCAAGGCGGGACGGGTGACTGCTTTGATAGTCTTACGTAGCACTGTCCGTACGGCAGAAACAGATATCTCTAATTCTACCGCAATAGCTGGAGCTTTCATTCCAGCTGCATGCATTTGCACAATCTCGACTTCTTTTTCGTTGTCCATGGGTAGGTCTCCTTTATTGATAAATTATAAACACTTCTCCCTTTCTTTCATAGCTTCGATTTAGTCCCTTTACTGTGTAGGGTTTTTTTGGACTCTACCGTAGTATAATAAGAGTAACTATGACTCTACCTGGCACTCCGCTCCTTGAAGATACTACCGTCACAATACTGGCCCCATTGCCCGATCCGCCGTGGCTACAAATGCCTGAGGAACTTAGCATGTGGTACTTGCGCTTTGCAAAGTACTTCTTGCCCTTAGGGCCTAGTAGGACTATTACGCGTGCATATATGTTATGCCTGAACGCGGAGAAGCCGGATTCGCCTGCGCTCAAGTCAGGATCACTTAGTGCAAAAGGTTTACCGCATTGGCAACGTCAACATAAAAAGTTCCGCTGGCACGATCGAGCAGAGGCTTTTGATAGGAACAATATTCTAGAGTATTCCACACTCATTGATACCGCTCGAGATAAGCTAATGCGGAATCTGGACACTGCAGTCACTGCACTTGTTGGTGCACTTGACAATCCGCGGCAAGCAGTAGCGGCAGCTAAGGAGATTCTCGATCGTGGTGGCTTACCTGGTACGACTAATATCGGTATCGGACCCGCAAAGTTCACTGCCGACGAATTAGGGAAGGCAACGACTGAGCTCGACGATTGGGAACATGATCACAACTGATTCTGAGATTCGCGTCGAGTGGCTAAAGTGTAGTAAGTCGGCTGCCTACTTTATTTACAACTACTGCCAGATTTATGATGCAACAGAAGGCGATTGGATTCCGTTTCATCTCTGGCCTGAACAGGTAGCGGTTTTACAGGCACTTGTAGCACATCCGCTAAACGTTATTTTGAAGGCGCGGCAACTAGGCCAAACGTGGTTAGTGCTTTGCTTCGTTTTGTGGAAGATGCTCTTCAAGCCGGCATTTACTGCATTGTTGTTCTCGAGACGAGAGAACGAAGCAATTGTCCTTTTAGGGAAACAGCGACTACGTGGTATCTATAGCCGACTACCTAAATGGATGCGAGTAAAGCAAATACTCCAGGACGCCTCACATGAGTGGGCGTTGAGTAATGGATCGATTGCATATGGTTTTCCGACTACAGCAGGTGATTCCTATACTGCATCATTTGCATTTGTGGACGAAGCGGACTTATTGCCTGACCTAGATTCACTGATGAATGCAGTAAAGCCTACAATTGATGGCGGCGGTGGTATGTGCTTATTGAGCCGAGCTGATAAGACGACGCCGAATAGTCTGTTCAAGAGAACTTATCGAGCAGCGAAGGCAGGCAAGAGTCCTTGGAATGCAATATTCCTACCGTGGTCCGTCCGACCGGAGCGTGATGCTGCGTGGTATGCAACACAAAAGGCGGACATCCTAACGCGCACAGGTAGTCTAGACGACCTTTACCAGCAGTATCCGGCAACAGACGACGAGGCTTTAGCACCACCGCAGTTAGATAGGCGTATACCATATGCGTGGATAATGAAATGTTTCCGCGAAACGCCTGTTATTACCGACCATGGCTACAACCTGCCATTTCTGGAGTTGTTTACACCACTAAATATAGGTCATCAATATATGATTGGTGCTGACCCTGCTGAGGGTAATCCAACTAGCGACCCATCAGTAGCTAGTGTTGTAGACCGCAATACACTTGAAGAGGTTTGTGTACTCGACGGGAAAGTGGAACCGAAAGTATTTGCTGGGTACTTAGTTAGTCTATCGAAGATCTTTCGTGGTGCTCCTTTGATGGTTGAACGTAATAATCACGGCCATGCAGTAATATTGGCACTTGAAGAGATTTACAATTTTCGTAATCGGTTGCTTTGCGGCGAAGATCGTCGTGTAGGATGGCAAACCACTTCTAAGAGTAAGGAACTTATGTACTCAAACGGTGCAGACGTATTACGCGATGGCAGGGCAATCATCCATTGCCCAACAACTAAGACTCAGTTATCTCTCATTGAGGGGTCGACTCTTAAGGCCCCTGAGGGAGAGCACGACGATCATGCAGTTGCGTATATGCTATCCCTAACTAGTGCGGCAGCCAGTCCCGTTGGCGCCTTTGCAGTCAACTATACAGAGAGGCAATAATGCTTAGTTCATCCACACCCATTGTTACCGTGGACATGTCCTACATTAACGCGTTGATTGCTGCCGTTAAAGAGGACGATGCTATCGTAGTCCTCGCCCGTAAGTATCATAACGGGGATCAGGACACATACATGACGCCGCGAGTTCAAGAGTTTGTCAAACTCCACGGCGAAGTCAGAAAGTTCAACCTCAATATCTGTCGTACCATTACCTTAGCGGTCAAGGATGAACTCAGTGTAAGCGGATTCAATACTAGTGAAGTACCTGATGCGACAGGACTCAAGACTCAGGCCAAGTGGGCGTGGGACCTCTGGACACAGAATCACATGGATGCTGTCCAAGCTGAGGTACATGAGTCTGCTTTATCTGATCGCGAAACATTTATTATTGTCGACTTCGATTATAGTAATGTACGCCCACGTCTAATACATAACTATAAATTTACTGATTTAGATGTAGACGGTGACGGCCAGGGCTGTTGGATGCTCTACGAGAACGACGATGTAAATCAGCCTGCTAGGTGTGGCATTAAGCAGTGGGTTCAAACAACCTATGACGAAACCGGTCAACCTACTACGGCCACACGTCGCACAATTTATTATCCTGACCATATTGAGAAATGGATATACATTTCATCGTGGGAACATTTTATTGAGCCACCTAATCCGGATCCCGCAATACCCCCGGAACCGTGGCCGATTCCATGGATAGGTAAAGACGGAAAACCTGCCGGCATCCCAGTCATCCATTTCCGCAATGTAAACCTGACACCTGAAGCGTGGGATGCGATCTCGATTCAGGATGCTATCAATAAGACACTTATCGATATCTTAGCTTCTAACGACCTATCCGCTTTTCAGATGCTCGCGGCCTTAGGTTGGTATCCGACTACAGATGGTGAGCCACCCAAGGATGATGGGTCAAACCTCCTCAAGGTTGGCGCTGGGCAATTTATAGGTACCAAGGACCCGGATGGTAAGATACAGGTCATCTCGGGTAACGATCCGACAGCATTGGTCAACACGCTGAAGGATTTCATAACAATGGCCGCACAAGTAACCGGTACGCCGACTTCGCGGTTCACTACAACGAAGTTAGTTGCCTCGCAAGAGACGCTTAAGGAACAGAATACACAACTAAAGAAGAAGGCAAAGGACCGCCGTATCCTATTTGGTGACGCTTGGGAAGCTTGTATGAGCATGGCTCGCAAAGTTGCGAACATGTTTGGCGGTGTTACCCTTGACGAGTTAGTTACCTTTGAGACGATCTGGGCCGATAACGAAACAGTTGAGGACTTGACGGCAAAGATAGCCCTCGGCGTCCCCAAAGAGACCATTTGGAACGAGGCCGGCTATACGCAAGAGCAGATTGTGAACATGAAGCGTACAGACGAGTATCGTCTTGCCATCTTCACAAAGATATGGCCAATAGTATCGGCATTGCCTGAGGCGCAAGCACTCATACCTCAGTTACTGCAAGAGTTTAGTTGGGTGTTGGCTCCCACAGTCACCCCCCTCACCCCCAAATCTGAGACTCAGGTCCCAGAACCATCTACTACCGACGTGAAGCCGGTACAAGGCGAGAAGCCGAAAGGAACTACTCCATGACCACCCCTGAAGAACAAGCCAAGATCGATGCTGATGCTGCAGCTGAAACCGCAAGGTTAGCCGCAGAAGAGAAAGACCCCGTCAAGCTATACGATGCGTTCTTGGCGACGCTAGACGAGGATGTGCGGAAAGAGATTGAGGCTCATACCAAAGGTCTTAAAGCCGCACTCGTAAGCGAGCGTACTCTTAGTAAGGATGGTAAAGCTGCCTTGAGCCAACTTAAAGTGCTGCAAGAAGCCGAAGCCAAACGTAAGACCGATGAGATGAGTGAGCTCGATAAGACCAAGGCCGAGAAAGTGGCGGCCGAGGACAAGGCACTGAAGGCCCAGCAAGAGCTTCAGACTGAACGTGTCAAGAGCGCCGTATTGGCCGTGGCCGTGAAGATGAGCTTCATCGACCCGCAAGATGCATACACCTTAATTGACATTGCTACGCTAGAGACTAGCGACGATGGTAAGCTAACAGGTGTAGATGAGGCCCTTAAGGCGTTAGTGAAAGCGAAACCGTATCTGGTTGGTGAGCCTAATACGGCACACATCAACCTCAATGCGGGTGAGCGCGGCAGCCCTGCTAAGGGTGCTCTTCAAGAAGAAATCATCAAGAAGAAGCGTCGCGGTTACTCGCCACTCTAATCTAAGGAGAACCTATGGCACTGATTACTCGTGTTGCCACAGCCGGTCTCGACACCAACCAAGCTCGTCAGAGTGTGGCTGGATTGTTCGCCGGCGAGGCACTAGACGTTGCAGCTCCTTGTTACATTAAGAGCTCCGACGGCCTGGTTTACATGTCCAATGGTACTGCTGCGACCGAACCCGCAGAGTGCATTGGATTTACCCCTCGGGCTGTAGCAATTGGTCAACCCGTTACCCTGTTTGGTGTCGGCAGTCGTTTCAAGTACGGCTCCGGCCTCACCCCTGGCAACCTTTGCTATGTGGGTGCGACCGCTGGTCGTCTTGACGATGGCGCTACCACAGGTGATGCTACCGGTGTTGCTCAGATTATCAGCGCGACTGATATTCTGATCATCCGCAGCAAACCATAAAGGAGAGGTGAGACATGGCTTCCCAAACTGGTACGCTTGATATCACCTCGTTACTTGCGGCTCGCTTCCCTGTAACAGCCGCAGCCTTCGGGCTGGACACAATCGAAAAGGTGTTGGCCAATGATTTGGCCGCGCACAACGTTCTCGTCGCCGAGATGGTAGGTGAGATGTGCGAAATCACGACCGATCGTCAGCGCATCTATGGGTCGTCTGCAAACGGCGACATGCAAGAGACTGACGAGTATGGTCTGACACCTACTCAGAAGATCGTAACCGGCGCCACAGTTGGCTTCCCACTGAAGCTATTCCAGTACAACCTCGGTTGGACTGCAAAATGGCTCGAGATCCACTCACCTGCTGATATGGCGACTGCAGTGCTTGCGGCCGAGAAGGCCCATAAGCGCGAGATCTTGCGCCAGATCAAAAAGGCCGCGTACGTCTCAGCTAACTATACACACCTCGACCACCTGGTCGACAATGTGTCGTTGGCTATCAAACGCTTCGTCAATGCAGATAGTGCTGCAATTGCTGATGGCCCGAACGGTGAAGTTTTCGTTCCGTCGTCACACTCACACTATGATGGCGAAGCGTCCTTAACCGCACCCTTCCTCCTGGCCGAGATCAATAACGTCATCGAACATGGTCATGGCGGAGCAGTTAAGGTGGCCATCTCCAAGACGAACGAAGCCGCCGTTCGTGCTTTAACTGGTTTTGTGGCTTATCCGGATCCCCGTATCATCTACCGTGTGTCTGACACGCCTGGTCAGACCTTAGACATCTCTCGCCTGGATAATCGCGCCATCGGTATCTTCGGTGGAGCGGAAATCTGGGTGAAGTCTTGGGCCATCGCCAGCTACTACTTCGTCTGGGATGCGGAAGACCCGATGAAGCCTTTAGCCTTCCGGCAGCGTAATGCTACCGCGATGCAGGGCTTACGCGTTGCAGCGTTGAATAACGACTATCCATTGCTCGCGAAGGACATGGAAGCCGAGTTCGGTATCGCGGTCTGGACCCGCACCAATGGTGCAGTGCTCTATGACGCGAATGCAACCTACGCCGATCCGACTATCGCGTAACCCATCCACCCTAACCTAAGGATGACCGGAGGCCTCCAACTTCGGTCATCCAAAGGAGAATATCATGCCAAAGGCGCTTGAGAAGAAGATTCGGAGAACTGCGAGACACAAGGGTCTCAAAGGTAAAGCGCTCAATAAGTACGTTTATGGTACACTCCGCAAGACGGGGTGGAAGCCAAAAAGGAGAAAGTAAAATGGCAAACACAGTTCCCGGAGGCATCTACATTGGTGCCAATGGTACCTATCACAACGCTGAAGGCGAAGTGATCCCGGAAGAGGCTGCTCTAGTGCTCATTGAGCAGGTAGCCGTTATCGAGGCCGGAGAACCTGTCTCAGATATCGCCGGGATCACTGTCCTATCCGAGCCGGTGTTGACCCCCGCTCAGAAGCGAGCAGCTGGCAAAGCTAAGGCAGCTGAGCTTAGCGGCTAAGGAGATAACCTATGGCCAATGCACTGTTTCCCCTTGGACGCGAAGGGTTCCTGGATGGCAGTATCGACTGGGATACTCAAGACATCCGTGTGATGCTTGTCAGGAGTACCTATAGCTATGATTCTGCCGACAAGTTCCTCTCCGACCTCGGTGCTGTAGATAATGGTCGTAGCGCCGCATTAGGTACGAAGACCGTAACCCAGGGTGTTGCAGGAGCAGCGGACACTACCATCACTGCAACAGCAGCTGTAGCGTGTAACGCCTTGATCTTCTTCTACCACACCGGTGCAGATGGAACGGCTCGATTGATCGCTTACGTCGATACCCCATCATCAGGGCTACCGTTCACTCCTGCAGCTTCACAGGTTATCCCAATCATCTTCGATACCGGCGCTAACAAGATATTCAAACTCTAAGGAAGGAGAACAAACAATGCCCGTACAAGTTATTGCCTCAGCTTACACGGACGGCCCTACGCTTACAGCAGCCGCTGCAGCGTCGTGTCTTCCGACTTATGTACCGACCACCCTTCCAGCCGGTTACTGGCAGATTGGTCGTGTATGGCGTCTCACAGCGAGCGGACGTATCTCGTGTGTAGTCGGCACTCCTGGTACTGCACGCTTTGACCTGCGTCTTGCAGCCGTAGTGGCCTTCGACACCTTAGCCATCCCCCTCAACGTTGTAGCGAAAGTGAGTGTGTCGTGGTACCTGGAAGTCCTACTCACATGTCGTGCAGTAGGTTCCGGTACAAGCGGACAATTGATCGGTCAAGGTTACTGGCTATCAGAAGCAAACATCCTAGTACCGCTTCCTGCAACTGGTCCTGGACCTGGTGGTACGTTGGTACCTTACAACACCGCTCCAATAGTTGGTACTGGCTTCGATTCAACAGCGGCTCTTGCATTGAACTTCTACTTCACCCAGACCGCTGCGACTGGCTCACTAACCATGCACCAGTTCCTGATCGAGCAACTGACACCTTAGCGACAATGCAAATCATCCTACCGTGTCTCGCCGACCCAACGGATGTCGTCATTCAAGGGGAGCAGCTTGTTCCACCGGCTGCTCCTCTGAATGCGGTTGCTCTC